CTGAAGCCAAGGCACGAGCACCGTGGTCAAACAAAGGCAAGTGGCGCACAGTGATGCTGTGTCCGTCGATGTGCTGGTACTGGGTGAAGAATCCACCGAGGCTCAGGTTACGACCGCTTCCAGAGATAAAGCTAGCAGGGTCAGTGTTCTTGATGTAAGCACCAGTAGACACCTCTTCCTTCATAGCGTTGTCGAACTCCTCCATACCACCGAGACCGGTGAAAAGGACGATGTTCATCTGTGCAGCGTCAGAAGCTCCATACAAAGCATCACGTACAACAGACTTCAACTTAGCAGCAGTAAGCTGTGAGTAGGTATCCACGTTTGGAATCTGCTCGAGAACACCTGAACCCAATGGCACTGGCTTTCCGTTCTCGTCAGTCTGGTGGATAACACCGTTAGCATCGCGGTTGTACTTAGAGTACCACATAGCGAGCTCGCACTCCTCCTTCCAACGCAGCATGTGCTGATACTCCTCGAAGTCGTACCAAAGGTTGGTTGAACGGCCGCCTACGTTGAACTCAAAGTTCACAACGCGGTCAGGCATGTTGCCCTCGTAGCGGTAAGATTTACGCAGCAAGCTAATCTGGTTGCGCATCTTGGACGGAGCGACCCAGTTGCTCTCAGTTCCACGTGAACCACTGAATGCGTTAGCGGCAAACAATTGAACAGCGAGGATACCAGCCAAGTCAGAAGACGAGATGGTAGAGCTAGAGTCGGAAGTTACCAACTGAACTGGGTAAACAAACCCACCGTTTCCGGGAGTAGGGTCTCCAGTAATACGCAACTGCGTGTTAGTAGTGTCTCCAAATTCAATGACGTAGTTCTTGTTGAACCAACGCTCAGCGAAAGTCACAGTACCACCAGCAACGCTAATGTCTGTGTTAGCAACAGCAGCAACACTCTTGTTGATACGGCCCATAACGGGGTAATCATACTCGATGTCGTTGATGTACTTGACGTTACCCAATCCTTCGGTCAAGAAAGAGAGTGGGAAACGCTTGTCTTCACGTCCGCTCAAGTGAGTAATCACTGGGGACAATACGTCGGGTTGCGTGAGCAGAGCATTTGCCAACGAGTTCTCGTCGGTCATACCTTCTGAATTGAAGGTATCCTCATACAAACGCAACTTCTTCAGGTTATCAGCCATAGTTATGGTGAAAGTTTAAAAGCGGCTTACAGCAAATCCTTCAAGGAAGGAATCGTGTTTGCCTTAGTCGTGCCCGACTTAGTGCGGGACTTCATACGGCTGCCCGCACTCGGGGAAGCAGTGAGTTTAGACTTCAGAGAAGAAACCTTCTGAGTAGACGCCGCGTTCGACGCCAACTTCTTCAGGTCAAACCCTTGATAGAGAAGATACTCTACTGCAAGGGCAGTCTCTTGGTCAATATTTTGACGGTCAATATCCCGCTGTGTAGCGCCTTGGTCGTCGATTGGATTGGTCATCCACTCGTAGAACTTACCACGCTGACGCGTAGGGATTGACATACCTTTCAAGTTTCCGTTTTGGATAGTCTGTTGAACGTTGTTCCAGTACTGTTCAGCTTGTTGACGCTGCGTGGCAGCTTCTTCCTGCTGTTGTACAAGGAGGCGTTCTTTACTAGAAGACTGGTTCCGCTGAAGCTGCTGCAAGTAAATGCTTGCGTTGTCCTTCAGGATACCGGCGTCTTCGTAAGACTCTACCATACGTGTAACGTCTTCGTTTGCAAAACCCTGCTGAGTAAGAGCGTCCATAACTACACGCTTCTGAACTGCAACGTTATCGTTGATGTCCATGTTGGTGTAATCGAGTTCAGCTCTCTGTGCTTCGAAATACTTAATTGGGTCACCATTGTTGGCGCGGTAATTAAAGTACTCCTGCACGTCAGGCATTGCAGCGAAAATCTTCTCCAGTTGCTCGTTAGCAATCTGTTGTCCTACAGCGTTAGTGTAGTCAGCAAGACCGTCGTAGTCCTCACTAAAGTCACCTTCGATTTCGTAACCGAGCTTTTGGCCCAGTGTTGCGAACATAGACCCAGCTTCTTCAGCAGTGTCATTAGCTACCGGAGCAGCTGGTTCAGCAACTACCTCCTCAGAAGCATCAGCTTCTTCGTTAGTATCGTCGGTGTCTTCTGTGGGAACTTCGGTAGTCGGCTCTGCTGCCTGCTCTTCCGTTGTCTCAGCTACTGGCTCAGTGGCCTCAGTAGCTTGTTCTGCTTGGGTCTCCTCCGGTTGGGGTGTAGGAGCGCTGTTATCATTCAGCCAATCAACGGAACCTAAGTTGTCGATGCCCAGACCTTTATTCTCTGCCATTGTTCTGTGAAGTTAATACATACTACTTGAACATACAAGCAATACGTATGATTTATTCTCTATGTAACTATTACGAATCTGTCTTACCGTCGTTGTCATGGTCAGTGTCTTTAGACACCGCATTAATCATGGCAACTTCTTTCTTTGCTTGACGGTCGAGCTCGTTCTGCTCTGCTTCGAATGCCTGCTCTGCCTCCAACTTAGCTGCTTCAGCTTGCGCTGTTGCTTGCTGCTGTTGTTGCATCATCTCACCTTGACGTGCTTCGAGTTCATCCTGCTTCTTCTCAGCCTTAGCTGCAAGCTGCTTGATGCGTGCGAAGTTATCAGCGTCGAGAATCTCAGCAATAGTACCAGTACCTGCACCGTTCTGTGCAAGAGACATAGTCAACTGACGCATTGTGCGCAGCTTCTCGTTCTCCTTACTGGCGTTCTTAGCAAACAATCCAAACTCACTCTCACCGTACTCGGCTCCTTCAATGTCAAGCCATGCGTTACGGTAGTCATCAGCAATGTACTGAATCTTCTTACCTTCACGGAACGCGTGCTTACTTACATCCAAGAGGCCTTGCATTTCTTTCTGCTCAAACTTCTCGAACTTACGGAAGATTTCCTCTGTCATAGCAGTGGACTGAGCAATAGCGTTCTCGGTAGTACCAGCACCATCGGATGCAGTAATCTGACCTTTACGCTGACGGCTAATGCCGAGCAACTCTTCCCACTCCTGCTTGACAGCTTGGAGCAACTGCATCTGTGCAGCAATGTACTGACCGAGTGACATGTCCAATACTTGGTACTGGTTGAATGACACACGCTCGTTGTTCTTGCCCTCTGCAGTAGAATCAATAAACGCAAAGCCCATAGCGTCTGCGTAGTACATGAACTTCTCCTCATCCCAACCGTGACGCTTAGGGATGGTGTTCATCTCAATCAATGCAATCTTGTCCTTGTTCTTAGCAATCGTAAGCTCCATACGGTAGTGGAACACGTTGTAAAGAATCTGGTAAGGCATGCCCATGCTCACGATACTGATGTTCTCAGCGTGACGGTTGCTGTACGCACGGCCGTTGTAAGGCAGCTTGCACTTGGACATGTTACTGAGCTGGTTGCGCTGTGCCTCGATAGGCTCCATGCCGACGTAGATGTCGCCGTCAATACGGTAACCTTCCCACACCTCGTTAATCCAGAACCACTCCAGAGTTTCGCCCGCCTCTTTGTTGGCAACGTAAGTGTCGTCAACCATCATCTCTTGCATCATGCCGAACTCATCGCTAAACGAGAGCACACCAACCTTCTTAAAGGTCTTCCAGCATACGTGCATTACCTCAACAAAGCGCTCGTCGTCACCGAAGTTCTCTTCGATACGCTGGAGGAATGGTACAGAGAAACTACCACTACGGTTGCGGTGGGGGCTTTCTACTTGGTCAACTTCCTTGTCAGAGAGCAAGTCATAGAACTGGTCGAGTACCGCGTTGCTGCTCATCAGCTCACGACGTACGCACCAGTCACCGTCCTCTACAAACTCGAGGTTAGGGGACTTGCTGTAGTCAAGGTCTAGTGGGGATACAATGTCATACTCTACGTCGTCCATGCAGACGCCCTTGTAGCTGTACACATAGCCTGATACCAGCCAGTCAAAGAAAGCAGACTGCAGCTTGTCAGGTAAGTCAAGGTTATCTCGCAAGTAGTTAAGCACTTGCTGGCCTACGATAGCCCGTGAGTCCTGCCATGAGGTCTCTACAAACTTAGCTACCTGCTCTGGCATCTCCTGCTCTTTGGACTCTTGCCCTGTAGGAACGCCTTGCTGGTTGAGAGCATTGATGAACATCTGCTGCAATGACTGCAGGATAGCCTTCTGCTTCTCCTCTTCCATACGGCTAACCGCATCAGGGTTAGTCACCGTTACTTGGAAGTTGCTAGGACGCTGGGACTTCTCACCCATCAACAAGTCCACTACAGGCTTGATGATGTTGTAGTTCCGCAGCTTAGCGGGGAAGTTACGCTTCTTACCAGCTTGGCTGTTGTAAGGATTGGTAACGTAGTTGTAGTCTGCGTCGGCCATCTCGCCGTTATAGCACTCATAGAACCGGAGCAAGTCCGACTTAGAGTTCTGCATAAACGAAGATTGGTTGATGAAACCCTCTACACACTCGGTCCGCCACGCCTTAGTCTTCTTAGTAGACTTAAGTTTCTGCTTAGGAATGTGGTTACTGTTTGTTTTGTCACTCATGTCTTATGTAAAAAAGTCGCGATTAAAGAAAGAGTCGTGGTTCTCTGTAGACTCAACCTTCACTACCGGCTTAGATAGGAGGTCCATCATGTAGAACATACCAACGAGGAGAGAAGATGCACGGTCAAAGTTGCCCTTTTCGTTCCACTTGATAAGTTCGTCAATAAGACCTACATCGTAAATATAGTGCAAATTAAGTTTACTTTCACCATTCTCGTCCATACTTCTTTTGCTCCGGAGCCAGTCACGTAGGTACAGAACTGCCTGAGCCTTACGCTGTTTGCTACCCATAGAGAGTCCGTAGTTACGTCCAAGGGTCTTCGC